AAGTAAACGCCATGTTGGTGAGCGGTCAAAACACATATACACATTATCAGAAGGTGTAAATTTAGCATAATTCTTCTGTATAGTGTTAAGTGCAGCATGAGCGGTCATATCAATATCCATTCCATCAGCTTCCCGATTTACTGCAAAGAACATTCTAAACAGTAAACCAGTGGCATCAATAACTAAGTGATTACATTTAGGTGTCATTCGAAATCACCCTTTTTATCAGATTCATCATCCATTTTGGATGCCATATTTTTAGACAAAATAACCAAATATTGTTGGATAATTTGTTCATCATTAGCACCAGTAAAACCACTTGCACGTAGATCGGCAATAAATGCATCATTCCAATCTAACTTAGTTTCAACTTCATGTTCACCTTCTGCCCAAGAAACAATATCAACCCAAGGCTCAGTAGATGCTTTCATCTTCTCTACGTATTCCTCATGAACAATACGATCTTGTTCCTGTTGTTGTGCGCGTAAGGCAGCAGTTTTAGCAGCTTCAGTTTTAAGCTCATCAAGAACTGAATCCTTGATGGCTTTAATAATATCAGGGTCGATACCCTTTAATTTATCATCCATGATAACCCTTAGAATTGTGGAACAATGTATACAGTTAGATCATCATAATCACATTCCATCATTCCATTATCACCAATTGAAAAATCACCATCTTCATTGGCTGCGAATGCTGCTGTTAATCGTGAAAGTTTATACGTGTACTCAAATTCAACTTCTTCTTCAGAAAACTCAAGGTCAATTTCAGTGATAACACCAACACTATGACCATCTTTTGCAGTCAATGTGAAATGCAATTCACCATTAACATTCTGGATAGTAACTTCATCAGTTTTTACTAAACGTTGTGCCGCACGAAGACGATCAAATGCAAGCGGGTTCATAGTGAAATCAATAACATTATGAAATTGCAATACAGTTGGTGCTTGGATATGATCTGGATTAGCTAAACGTGTTGTAAGCGTGTCCATTGAATCACATGACATATCAATAGTGGTACCGTAACCAGTTTCAGATACACTCATGCTGATACTAGGGTTCTCAGCATTTTGAATATAAGCGATATGGCGGCTTAAACCTTCAGTATCCGCGACACCCAAGGCTTCAACAGTATCACCAAGATTGTTTTTAGCTTTAGTAAAAATTACAACTGAACGATCGTCATCAGCAGCGCGAATACTCTTAGTATCAATAATCATTTCCTTGATACCTAATGCATTTGCAACCGTGGATGCAGTGTTAAGTGTGTTGGATAGTGTGGTTGAAACATTAATACTCATATAAATCTCCTTATAAATAATTTGTTAATTCCTGTACATAGTTTACACCATGTATATTTAAAATTCAAACATATTCTGTTGTCTTAATGAATTAAGTGTAGGAACTTTTTCACCAATAGCCTCAATAATACTTCCCAAAGGCTTATCTACCATTCGTTCAATATGCATATCATAGTCAATAGCTAATTGGCTATCATAAAACCATTCTGGAACCTTTTGGATATCACCTGGTAATGCAATTGCTTTAAATTTACCCATAGGTTTTTTAAGATAGTAAACCTTAATTTTCATACCAGTGATAATCTCAGGACTTTCAAGGTCATTATGTTTCTTACGCAATTGGTTATAGAATATTGACGCTCGAACGTGGCCGGGTACCCTAGCATTCTTATCCTTCTTAAGGTCAATAGTGTATTGCTCTACACCATTTACACCTTTAGGTAAGCCTAGAAACATCATATCATCAGAACTTTTGATGCGTTCCTTAAGTGCAACAACATCTGGTGCGATATCCTTCAATGTTTCACCTTTCAATAATCGTTCAACAAAATCATTCAAAATTACTGATATTTCCTTATTCAATGTGGTCTTCTTTGTATCCAACCCCATCACTTTCATTTTGTCACATTTATAACCATCAAGGTCAACAATATGTAAAATGTAACGTTTTTTACTTACAAATATTCCTTTATCAGAAACAATTTCACGCTCACAAGAGATAAGATCATCAAAACCTTCATGGCAAACAAATGCATCTTGCATAAATTTCTGAAATGAATTGTTAATCTTTTCTGCTACTGCATTACCAATCATTGTAGCGTGATTTACCGTGTCCGCATGTGTGGTGAAGTACGTGGAATCAGTGTTATGAACCAGAATATCATTTGCATAAAACGTATGCGTTTCTGCTATTTCAATATCATATACATAATCATCATACTCAATTTCTTCAATAAGGTCATATGGTAATGGTTGGAACCCATCATCTGTACGAATTAAAAGTGGATGATTATCCAGTATTAATTCCTCTGGTGTGACTTCAAATATATTTAATGATGAATCACATGTCATCAAACTATGGTCTTCAGTAACATCTAAATATCGAGTGTTACCTAAATGAACACGGTACATTTTCTTTTGAACCTTGTGACGCATTACATATTTGATGTGGCGAAACCCATTACACCCTTCATGTGGAAGATATGTTAACCCTTGTACATCAACACTACAATTTGAATATTCTTTATCACCATCAACAAAATCAACAGTTGTAAATAAAGATTCAATTGTACATGGCCCGGCTGATGTTTCAATAATAGTATCACCAGCAACAGAGTCACCATATACAATTGAATAATCATCAGAGTACCCAAAATGCTCTACTTCTTCCTCAACTTCAGATGTAGCGTTAATACCAAGTGCTTTATTCTGTTTTTCATTCTTTTTAGCCTTCTTTGATTTAGCAGATTCATCTTTAATATAGATATCTGGTTGTGCATATTCACCATCAAGAATTTCAGCAGTTTTGGCACATTGGTGCAACAGGATCATACGGCCTGTACCAGTGGTGCTTTCACCTAAGCGAAAATCACTAAACCTGAAGAATTTATTAACCAAAGCTCCATAGAACATCGTGTTATCTTTAGTTACCTAAAGTGTCGGACTATATCATCAACCACTAGGGTTGTTGGGCGCTGGTCTTGTATTACGTGATAAGATCGTATCACACCAAGTAGTCTCTACGCCTTCAACACACGCTTGTGTTGCTTGGCTCGGGATTGCCCTAGAAGGGTTTCCCCGAATTCACCCAATTTTCATTTACATATTGCTATGTAACGCTCCTTCTAATCAAGAGTTAAGCTTTATTTTAAAAATGTATTGCATTTTATCATAAAATTCTGCTTGTATTTTCAGTTCATCGTATCGCTTTGCATCTTTTTCTGATATTTCTATCCCTTCTCTTATCGGCATTTAACCCCCTTATTTGTAACCATTTATAATCTCTTCCATTTCATTTTTAGCGGCAGTCATTTTACCTTTAAACCCTTTACGCTGTGCAAACCAATCTGTCAGTATCATTGGTACAACACCTTGTTTATTTTGGTTAAAAACTGTTCCATAACCTGATACTGCCCATTTTTTCACTTTAAACACTTCAACCCATTTTTTAGCCTCGGTTGTTATTTGTTTACCATTCTCCATCACTAACGTTATCTCTTTATCCGTTCTATGCATTATCTCATAATGGTCATCCACATTATTTACAAACTGCCCAATTAGTGTTTCTGGACTCACATTCAATGCGCGGATTGCTGATGGATATAGTGATGCAATATCAACCGATGAAACATTATCATGTAACCCTTTTTGTGGGATCAATACAAAAGCACCTTTGATCTTCTTATTTTCTTCATCAGAAGGGCGAGGTGCATCAGGTACGATGATTCCACCAAGGTCATAATGGCAATAATTTATGACCGATAATTCTGCCAACTTGATTGTTCCTAGAACATGTTGGAATAACCCAGTTGACATGTGAATCATACTATTTGACAATTCAAGGTATCCGAGGCGTTCTTCAAAACCTTTAAGAATTTCAGTATCCCGAACGTTATATCGAATAAACAGTGAGAAATCTTCTTTGTAAAGTGATGCTAATGTTCCAGTGTATGATAATTTTGGCAAATGTGGCACTATTTCATCGGCAATTGCTTCTAATGCGTATGATGGTCTACCTGCCATTTCATACTTTTTAAAGATCAACATGTAATCAAGTGATGATCTACCAAAGATTCTATAACCTAAAACTTCATTACCAAATGGATCTTTTTGTTTAGATTCTTTTGGTATTGGTGCCAATGGAAATGATAACTTCTGTAGATATGCGTCACCAAGTTTCTTTAATCGTTGTGCAGTGTACGGTATATCAAAGTTATCACTGTTCCACCCTGATAATAAATCTGAGTCTTCAATTTCCTCTAGAAATATTGACAACAACTCACGTTCACTGTTACACAAGATCAGTTCAAATTCACCATCACCATCAATGTCTGGAATATCATCACGGTTTGCCCAATCTTCTAAAATATCTTCTTCAGTATCAGTATTACCTTTGGGAGGTATTGCCAGTACGATAGTTCGATTAGACCAAATATGATGAAGTGCAATGGCATTAATCAACGCATATGGATCTTCAGGTGAACTAAACCCACGCTTAGGATCATAATCAACCTCAATATCAAATACTGTCATGTGTAATTTTGGTATTACAGCATCATGATATTCAGCCGATAATACACGCAGCTCAGGTGGGATATCAGATTCAAATAAGGTGTTGGTATTATCTTTAGTGTATTTACGCCAAGCATTTTTATTTTTGAACGTGATACGTTTTAATTTGTCACCAAATAAACTAGTGTATTCACCATGGCTAGATTTACAATAAGCATAGTATGGTGCTGGATAATATTTAATATCACGTTTACCATCTTCACCACGTTCCCATACTAATACCTCACTACCATTATCGGTAGTGATAGCAGAAATATAACACATTATTCAGAATCGTTGCGCGATGATTGGACTACTGATTCATATAGGAATTCAAACTCTTCTTGTTCTTGTTGAAGATTATCAAAGTCATGTTTGAACATTGTTCGTGCTAATTTATTGACATGCTTTTTCTTGATTTGTAATGCATCCTCAACGGCGGCTGCGATATCCTTCATCTGCTCACGTTCGGATTCAATGCGTTGTAGACATAATGTCATTTCACCAAGCATGGTTTTAAGTTGCTTACGTTCTTCAGGGTTTAGTTGTACGTTTTCCATTTTAGACCTCCATATTAATTTACCCTTAATATTTTAGTCTAAAATGTGACGTGTGTCAATCTAAATCAGCAAACCATGTTGAAGGACTACCAGGGAATTCCTCTATGTTGTATATAAACGGCATAGCGGTAGTCATCTGTATACGCGCCTGAACAAGCTCACCAGCATTAACCGTAGATGTTGCATTTAGGAACCATGGGTCACTGGGAAAGATAATCAATGTGCCACGTTCAGGGTTAAATGAAAAGTCGTATTGTGCAAATTCTAATTTCCCACCATAAACATCGAAATCAACATCGAAATGAACATCATCATGGTAATCACTCATAAACAAGATGGCGGATAGATCACGATGTTTCACTTTACGCCAAGCGTTTTTAACATAGATGCTGTTTTCACAATGTATATCATTCATAGTGCCGGGTGTAAAATATTCAAATAGAATATGATGCATTCCTTGATATTGTGTATTGTAATATTGATCTATTTCAGGAATGATATTTTCAAAACGATTGTAGATGATTCGTTCTGATTTCTCATCATGTTTAACCGTTTTCATTGGTTTATCATCATTATCATAATCAGGCTCATAGAAGTCTAATTCTTCTACGATCTGTTCACATGCTTTGATGCTAAGAAAATTACGATAAATCAAGAATGGTGATTTCATTTTTCACCCTGCTCATCACGAAGCATAGTGATAATATTGCTTGTTTGTTTTGCTAAACTATCCCTAAATGCGGATACACGTTCAGCATCCGATATCTCATCACCAAGAATAGTGGCCATATCTCTTGCTAATAATTCCTGAACTTCTTCAGATATGGTTTTATTATCAGGGTCAATCACCAAATCAGCCGCATCAATCAAATTCTTACCAATTAGAACTTTGAATTTCATTTTGCTACGGTCGT